TTCAAATGTACAACGAGGTATGACTGACTCCGAACTCACACGACCCCTGGAATGCAAAAAGCCCAGCTTGCGGGCTGGGCTAAGTCACTGATCTAATTGGTTGCGGGGGCAGGATTTGAACCTACACAAGTCTGCATCAATAGGACTTCTTAGAAAAATGCTGTGATAAAGCTGCGATTCTTTCCTAAATATCCCTTGACATTCTATTATGCACGTGTATAATTAACTCCATCGACAACGAATAATAAGGAGCAAGAAAATGTTAGGACGCCACGTAATCAAGAGAAACGCAGAAATAGAATCCAAGCTTAGCACCGAGACAAGAGCGATAATGGAAGGGATGAACGTCTACAATCCTATGTTCGGTGGAGGGGATAAAGAAATTTGGAATGCAGCGGCAAAAAAATTTAATACGGCGGCTGTGGAGGAATTAGGTGAGGAAGCGCAATCTATTCTTCGGAGGGTATTCCAATGAAATCCCCAACAAAAATCGTAAGCTCCAATGAAATATACCCCATCCTGGAAAGCTGGTTCTTGGTCGTAAACGGCAGCGGAGGTTATGACACGAGGCCCCACATGCCGGATGAAACCGGCGTAGACGGATTCCCCAAAGATTACGTCCTTGAAGGCTTACCGTTACCCGTCAAGACTATACACAGATGGTCAGGAACCGACAAAGAAGAGCGCACAGAACCTTACTGTGATACATCCACAGTTTTGTATGATTACCCCGTATTTGTCGTACCCCATTACAAAGGCTCTAGTTTTGTCGGAGAGACTACATACGTTAGGCGTGATATGGAGCGCGATATCTGGTACGTATATGAAAGCGCAACTCGCTCTTGAGCATATCGGGGCTTTCAAGTATGACACTGTAAGGCGCATCCACTCCGGGAAAGTGAAACTCACCTCAAGCAGGATACGTGATATCTCCATTGGAACTTTCTATATAAAGCCATGGGTAGCCGATATAACCGATGAGAGACGGGTACTGCGATACAACAAGGACGCAAGCCAAGCCAACAGCGCATTCACCAGAGGCGTATATCTCTGGTTCATTCTGGAATCAGGGCGGCTTTACGAGGTCTTTGAAATGCTCTCGTGGACGCGCACCGCAAAGTACTGGTGCACAGTTACAGAAAACGGTGATATCCAAAAACTATCTTTTGAAGAAAAAGAACAATGGCTAAAAAACCGTTAGGGATTGACGTTCTTGCCGCAGCGCGTGAGCGAATATCAAAGGTGTTTGACGATTTCCCGCGCATCTATCTTTCCTTCAGTGGCGGCAAGGATAGCGCTGTCATGATGCATCTTGTAATGGCAGAAGCGCAGCGCAGGGACAGAAAGATAGGCGTCTTATTTATTGATCTTGAGGCGCAGTACAAGCTCACGATAGACCATGTCGAGGAAATGTTTGCCTTCTACGAAGATAACATTGATCCGTATTGGGTATCCCTGCCCTTGCACATGCGTAACGCCGTCAGTCAATACGAGCCGCAGTGGGTATGCTGGCAACCCGACAGGAAAGATGACTGGGTAAGACAACCGCCCGAATCCGCTATTACCGATCAAGACCACTTCCCTTTCTTCCGCTACGCGATGGAGTTCGAGGAATTTGTGCCTGCATTCGGAGACTGGTACTCCCAAGGAAAACTGTGCGCGTGTTTCGTCGGGATCAGATCGGATGAGTCTTTGAACCGCTATCGGACTATAGCCGGGAAGAAAAGCACGTTTGAGGGTCGGCAGTGGATGACATGGTTAGGCGGAAACGTTTACAACACCTATCCGATTTACGACTGGCGCACAGAGGATATCTGGACGTTTAATGGCAAGTTCAAGATGCCATATAACCGACTCTATGACCGTATGCATCAAGCCGGACTAAGCATACATCAAGCGAGGATTTGCCAGCCCTACGGAGACGATCAGCGCAAAGGGCTGTGGTTATTTCACATAATTGAGCCGGAAACATGGGCGCGAGTCGTTGCTAGAGTAAACGGAGCAAATCAAGGGGCGTTATACGTGCAAGAGTCAGGGAATGTTTTGGGGTATCGCGGGATCACGAAGCCAGAAGATATTACATGGAAAGAGTTTGCTCACAGACTCATGGCATCAATGCCGGATAAAACAGCAGAGCAGTATCGCAATAAGATAGCTGTGTTTCTGAGATGGTACGAGGAGAGAGGATACAGGCACGGCATACCGGATGAAGGGTCTATGACAGACAAAACGACGCCGAGTTGGACTAGGGTTTGCAAGGCATTGTTGCGTAATGACTACTGGTGCAAAGGACTTTCTTTCAGTCAGAACAAGACAGCGGCTTTCGACAAATATCAAAAACTAATGAAAAAACGGAGAGCAGAATGGAATCTGATCTGACGCAAAACATTATTCAAGATTGCATAAAGGCTTTCCCGCGATTGACGGAACTTGACGAAGAAACCCGCATGGATGCAATAAATGAAATACGTAAGGCTTTGAGGGAGTACTCGCCTCTAAAGCGGGAACCGGTGGACTGCGTTCTATGGGTAAAGGCTGATGAATTGCATGCTAATGACTACAACCCGAACAGCGTGGCCCCGCCTGAAATGCGACTGCTTCAGCTATCGATCATGCAGGACGGGTACACTCAGCCTATAGTCGCATGGCCTGATGCGGAAGGAAGCTATGAAGTAGTGGACGGCTTTCACCGTAACCAAGTGGCACGGGAAGTCGGGGCAGTTAAAAAGCGCGTCATGGGTAGAATGCCCATCGCCGTAATAAATACGGATCGGACCAGCAAAGAAGATCGGATAGCTGCAACAATACGCCACAATCGCGCAAGAGGGAAACATCAGGTAGATGCAATGTCTGATATTGTCGTTGACCTAGCAAGGCGCAACAGGTCGGACGAGTGGATTGCAAAGGAGCTTGGTATGGAACCTGATGAGGTTTTGAGATTGAAGCAGATCACCGGACTTGCAGAATTATTCTCAGATAAGGAATTTTCTGAAGCATGGGAAGCGGTATGAAAAAACACATTCCGAATCCTACTGGTCGTCCGTCTAAACTAAAGAATGGACGGGACCGCACGATTTATATCGATGATGAGTCGTGGGAGAAAGCGAAGAAGATAGGAGACGGCAAGCCTAGCGAGGGGATACGGCGAGCGCTGGCGAATTGCAGCCACGTACAGCCGCTCGAAGTTTAATCTCGCACATCCAGCGCTCCTCAATCTCGGTACGCAGTGCCCTGTTGATTGTCACCGCATCGTCTGCTGCTGACACTCTATCCACGGCATAGGCGTCTTTGCACTCTGCCGGCATGGGCACGTCGCAGTAAACCGGGATCGGTTTCTCTACCACCTGAGTCTGAATGATCGGCTTGCTGGAGCAACTGGCCAGGATCAGGCTAACTGCCGCTATGGCGATTCTGTACATATTCCTTTTGCTCCTCGATGATTGCGGCACACTGCGCGTCTTGAGCGGTAGGTACAGGCGGCAGCGCTTTGATCGATACGATGGCCGCCTTGTGCTTTGCCGTCATGGTCTCAGCATTCTTCATCGCTTCTGATGCGGCTTTCTCTCTATCCTCGACGGCCTTGACGACAACGGCAACGCCCTGGCGCACGCCTGCGATATCGGTCTGGCATTCCCCGTTCGCTGTTTCCAGCATCGCACTACGTGACTCGGCTTTATCCTTGGCGGATTCGGCAAGCGCAACTTCTGCGCCATCTTTCCATCCTTTCACGCCCCAGCCTCCGCCGAAGCCGATGGAAAATGCTATGAGAATAATTGCGATTAATGTCACTTTTTAGGCCCTTGCCTTACCATTAGCCACTGTTTTTTAATCGATTGTAGGGCTTCCTATGAAGCCGGTTTTTGCACAAAAATTAAGCAAAGGTAGGGACAGCCCATTGGTCATCCCCTTAACCTTTCGGGGTTGCTTAGGCTGCGGCTTTCGCGGCCAGATCCTGCCCGATTTGCATCAGGGGAACGTTGACGCCATCGTTCACCATTTTCTGCAGGTTGACGTACGCTTGGCGGTCGAGAACGACACGCTTGCGATCGTCATTGAACAGCGTTCCATCAGCGTTTTCCGCGCCGAGGTAGATCGTCACCAGCAACTTGTCGGCGGGAACTTGCACATTTTGTTCGGACATTTTCATTTCTCCACAGTTTGTTTGGGCAGGATTGCCCGGGTACATCTTCGTCACTACTTTCCCGTTCTTCAGGCGCCGGGATTTGCCTATGAGACCCATACTGGCAAGATAGAGCTTGATCGCTCTATGCTCGGCCAGCGTGGGCGCATCATCCTTCTCATGAAAAACCATTCCTTTGAATTCGTAGCTCGCATCTTCAATGTGGACACTCACCACTCCACGATATGGAAACTCTCCCCACCCGGGATAGAGGAATCGAATCAGCCCGACGGTAGGCTCAAGCCATTCGATCGTTACAGTGGGGCATATCTGCTTATGGCCGAGCAAGTCCCATATCTCGGTCACGCCCTGCCCTCGCATATTGCCCGTTCCTCTGCCCGGCGCTTCACGAGTCCGGACAGTACGCGTCCACCCTGCTTGTTCCACATATCGAAGGCTGCGCAGGCGCCAGCATAATCCTCGGCATTAAATCGCTTCGCCACAGTCGAGCCGCAGAACGCGTTGACCCCGATGTTGTAGGCAAGAGAAACGCTGGCCGCGAATTCGTATTGATACATGGGAGCGGTGATACAGCGGCGAACGCCCTGCGCGTAGACGGAGTCGACCTCCTCGAGCAGTCGCACAAGCGATCGCTCTGGCGTGGTCTTATCTCCCATGTGGACGTTTTTGGTTGAGCCAAAGCCGATCGTCGGCACATCGCCGGGAACCGGGATGTAAGCCTCTTCCCGGTATCCCTCGTGTACGGCGATCCCTACCAGAGTCGACGCGGCAAGTACCATCGTGGCGATAGTGGTCCGGATTTGAGTCGGAGTTGGATTGATCACTCCAT